CACGAGCTTCTTCTGCGATTCCAGTATCTTCACCCGTTTTGCGAGAGCCGGACAGAAACGCACCATGTCCACAGCGACATCGAACACGATCTTTGCCTGGTTACGGTCTGCGGCGCATCCGTTCACCTCGGCGCGTTCCTCGCCGTCACCGCAGCAAAGGAGCAGGGCGACAGCGGCAGCGAGTTCCGACTTGCCCATTTTCTTCGGTATCTCGATATACGCCGTGTTGAACTGCCGATAGCCGTTCGGTTTCAGAATTCCGAATATGTCCCGTATGATCTGCTCCTGCCAGTCGATCAGTTCAAAGGGCTTACCCGCCCATGTACCTTTGGTGTGGCAGAGCGACTCGATGAACATGACGGCGTAGTCGGCGGCTTCCTTATCGTAGTGAGATGTCTTCGCCATGAACTCGGTGGGCTTGTATTTCTTCAGTTTTCGCACTCTCACCACCTCCAAAATGGCATAAAAAATGACCTGCCAATGGCAAGCCGTCCTTTACTCTTTCTGTACGAGAGACAGAGCCTTCCGGCCCGTCCCTTCGGTTATTTGCTTTTTGTGTTTACTGCTGCATCGCCCAGGCTATGGCGTGTCCGTCATCCTCGAACTCGACCTCGCTTGCCGCGCGCAGCCCGATGGTTCCTTCGCAGGTATGGTCATCGTCAAGGAACTCGTAGGTTGCTCCGAAGTAGCAGGGCTTGTTCTGCCCGTTGTAGAAGTATCCCGCGATGACCACCTTGTCTCCGAAGGTCAGCAGCTTGCTCCATCTGCATTCCAAATTCTCCGGCGTGGTGGGATTCGGCAGTCTGTAAGTTCTCATTGCATCGTTGATCGTCATGGTCTTTGTCCTCCGTTTTCGGTGTTTTCTTTGCCTTTCGGTATGTACATATATCACTCTGAAAGCACATAATAGCAAGTCATTTCTGCGGTTTTCCGAGCCATAATCTACACAAATATCCGAGGTGGAAACTGTGTATATTATTCCTCTTCGCCGGTCAGGATGAAGCGGACGTATTCCTTCCGATGCTCCTCCAGATAGGTGACCAGTTCGTAGAAATCACGCTCGTAGGCAAGTCTCTGCACCATGTTCACATCGAACATATTTGTAAGCCCCGTGTCGCGGATGGCGAGAATCTGCTCCTTAATCGTCTGCGTCATCGCTGCACACCTCCAATCCCGATACCAGCTTTGTATAAATCGTGGTATAGCGTTCGCACTCCGCGCTTTCCGTTCCCGCGATGGCCTGCAGGAAGAAGTCGGCGGCTTCCTTGCGGGAATCCCATACCTTTTTCTCGCCGTAGCAGACGGTCGTGACCGTGGCGAGTTTCTTCACGATATCCTCGCCGTAGACCACGTTCAGTCCGCTGCCCGTGTCCCACCGCATGAGGAGGGAGCCGGTATCGTCCACGCCGAGGACGGTGCCTTTCGTTCCGACAGGCGGAGCCTGCACATCCTCCATCCGCACCAGTTCCACCCGTGCACCCGCAGGGTACTCCCTGCGGATACGCTCTACCGTTTCTTTATTCGGAAATCTCATGGTCGGCACCTCCGTTCTTGAAAGCCGAGGAACCCGTGAGGTTCTTCAGCAGGATTTTCCGCTCGACCTTGTACTCCGCGCCAATGAAGCCCAGCCGCAGGAGGAAGCAGCGGAATGCGTACTTCTCGTTGTCCACTTCCTTTTCCGTGGCGGTCACGCGCTTGGCGTTCCTCGCCATCTCGCAGAGTGCGGAAACAAGGTGCATATATGCCTTTGCGGAATCGCCGTCCATCTCCGTGAACCAAGGGAAGGATACCTTCTCGTCCGTCACCTCAATCGGAAGGCTGTCTGTGCCGATGGCTTTCTTGATGAGCGCCGCCTTGGAATCCACGATCCTCTGAAGGTTCTCAAGGGCTGCGTCCGAAAGGCTGTCCCTCGGAACCGCCACCGTAAGCCCCTCTGCGGCGGCCTGTGCCGCGCTGTCCTCGGTTTCGGATTCTTCCTCGACCTCCGAGTCCGCGCCGTCCTGCGGCTCACATTCAAAACCCGCGGCAGCGATGGCTTCAAGCACCTGCTCTACCTCCTCGCTGTCGGCGCGGTCATCGAAGAGGAGCGTTCCGTCCTTGGTGACCGTGAAGTAGTCGATCTCGTAGTTGCAGGTCGGCATGAATTTGTACTCTGCCTTCGCTCCCGTGGTGTCGGCGATGACCTTTACCAGTTCCTTGCGCTTTGCGCCTGTTACGTTGTACTTTACTTGCATTGCGTTTACCTCCGTTTTCGCTTGTTTTCTGTGCCTTTCGGCGTGTATATACATCACTCTAAAAGCCCGGAATAGCAAGCGAATATCGGATTTTTCTCTGTAGAATTACCGCCGGATTATTCGGTCGGAAACTGTGAGTAATACACAATGCCCGAAAGCACGAAAACCACGCACGGCAGAGCCACGCCGTTGCCCCACATCTTATACTCCGCAGAATCGGAATACGGATTGGCAAGCCACTTCTTTATCTGCTTTGAAGTCTTGGGCTTGCTGTCGGGAGCGGTTGCCAGCCGCCATGTCTCGAACACCTTGTACCAATAGTACAGTTCCTCATCGGACGGCTTTGCCGTGCCGAGATCATCGCACCACCAGTCCGGGAAGCCCTGCAGCCTTGCGCACTCGGTCGGCGTGAGCCTGCGGACAATGTAGTACGGTTCTTCCGAGATAGTCGGTGGATCCTTGTAATCCGTAGCGACCAGCGTGTTCGCCACGTCCTCCTCGGCTTCCATATGATAGGAATTCTTGCTCGTGGTATAGACGGGATGCGCCACCGCGCCCGGTCCCTTCGCCACCATCGTAGGCTCGACTTCCTCTTCGACCGCGATCCCAAACTGCGCATTCTGCCCCATGTTATAGGTAGCTCTGTCGATGCCGTAAGCCACGCCGTGCTGCTCCGTTGCGTTCAGCGTAAAGCTGACGTTGTCCTCGGAGTATCCGCTGCCCTTATGGGACGGCCTTGCGCCGTTGCCCTCAAGGGCCACGACAGCCATGCCGCCCTGGTTGCAGGACGGATTGCCGCCGTTCGCATCCAGCGTCCGTGAAGTCTCCGCTTTGTATATCCCGCTGTGGGGATTGGAGGACTTCATGGCGTTGCTGTCCTTGGAGCAGATGCCGAACACGGACGGCACGAAAAGCGTCTGATCGTTGTTGCATCCGAGCGTTGCGGACTTATCGTCCTGGATGAGCGGTCCCTTGCCGCCGCCCTCGCAGCCGGAACGAATCTTCAGCGTTTTCGGCGTCTCCACCACGAAGGGCTGGGTATTTCCGCCCGTGCCGAAGGTGGAAAGGACGGTCTGCGCCACATCGAGCGGTCCCGTGTACCTGGAATCCTGCGAGTGGTTCTCAAATACAAGCGGAGGATGATGGCTTTCCGCACGGAGCGTGTTCGTCACATCCTCGGTCAAGTCCATCCGCTGCCCGCCCTGGTCGTTCAGGCAGAAAGTGCCTGTCTCTCCAAAGCCCTCGCCAGCATCAGCGGCAGCTCCTTGCCACGCGCGGAAGCCCTCCGCAGAATACCCAGACACGCCTTCTGACTCAAATAGTATTTTTCCGGCACTCCCGCCTGCAAAATCTGCGACAAGGTAGATGCGCTTTCTTCTCTGGGGAACTCCCCAATACTGAGCGTCAAGCACTCTCCAGGCAACGGAGTAACCGTCTCCCACGATGCTTCCCGCGCTCTGCCACTTCTTAGGCGAAGGGACAGATACGGTTTCGTCTGCGATGCGGCAGACGCTTTCGAGGACGCATTGGAAGTCCTCTCCTTTGTTTGAGGAGAATGCTCCGGGGACGTTCTCCCACACGATGTATCTTGGATATTTGCCATTGGTGGCGCACCTCATTTCCTTGATGATTCGGACGGCTTCATAAAAAAGGCCGGAGCGGTTGCCGTCCAGCCCTTCGCGCTTGCCCGCGATGCTCATGTCCTGGCAAGGCGAACCGAAAGTGATGATATCCACAGGCTCGATGCTCCCGCCGTCCATCCTGGAAACATCGCCGTAATGTTTCATAAAAGGCAGCCGTTTGGTGGTCACCCGAATAGGAAACGGCTCGATCTCCGATGCCCACACGGGAGCAATGCCGGAAATCAAGCCGCCCAAAGGAAAACCGCCGGAGCCGTCAAACAGGCTGCCGAGCGTCAGTTTATTCATCGGACACCTCCAGATCTGCGAAGGTGTATGTCTTGCCGTCCCTCTCCACGGAAACGCCGTCCGCAGAGCCGGCCTGCTCGATGTACCGCTTCACGATGACATCGCAGTATTTCTCGTCCAGTTCTATGGTGTAGCAGTCCCTGTCAGTCTGCTCACAGGCGATCAGCGTGGAGCCGCTGCCGCCGAACGGATCGAGGACGAGCGTGTTGCTCATAGAAGAATTCTGTATCGGGTACGCCAGGAGCGGTATGGGCTTCATGGTCGGATGATCCGTGTTCTTCTTGGTCTTTTCAAATTCCCATATCGTGGTCTGCTTGCGGTCGGCGTACCATTGGTGCTTGCCGCTTTTCTTCCATCCGTACAGACAAGGCTCATGCTGCCATTGGTACGGGCTTCTCCCAAGCACCAGGCTCGGCTTCTTCCAGATGCAGCAGCCGGAAAGATAGAATCCCGCATCTGCGAACGCCTTTCTGAAGTTCAGCCCCTCGGTATCCGCATGGAACACATAAATGGACGCATCGTCCGCCATGACCTTTTCGATATTGGAAAATGCATCGAAGAGGAACTGATAAAACTTCTCATCCGCAAGGTTGTCGTTCTTGATCTTCCCGGCAGTCCCTTCGTAGTTCACGTTATACGGAGGATCGGTCACCACAAGGTTTGCCTTCCGTCCCTGCATGAGCGTGTCGAAGGTTTCCGCTTTCGTGGAATCGCCGCATACAAGCCTGTGCCTTCCGAGCGTCCATACATCGCCGCTCTTGGAGAATGTGGGCTTTTCCAGTTCCGCATCCACATCAAAATCGTCCTCCTGCACATCCCCGTCTCTCTTGAACAGGTCGGACAGTTCCTTTTCGTCAAAGCCCGTGAGGGACAGGTCGAACGCCTCCGCCTGCAGAGCTTCGATCTCCACGCGCAGAAGCTCCTCGTCCCATCCTGCGTCCATCGCCATTCTGTTGTCGGCGAGGATATATGCTTTCTTCTGCGCTTCTGTCAGATGGTCGGCAAAGACGCACGGAACCTCCGCGATGCCTTCCTCCTTCGCCGCAAGAATACGACCGTGGCCGGCGATTACGCCAAAGTCACGGTCGATGATCACGGGATTGATGAAGCCGAACTCTCGTAGCGAGGAGCGCAGCTTGTTTATCTGTTCCGGGGAGTGGGTACGCGCATTATTGACATACGGCACCAGCTTTGTGATCGGAACGAGCTGCATTTCAGTCGTTGTCTTCATAGCGCTTCACCGCCTCCCTCAATTCTCTGTATTTGTCGGTATGTTCCCAGGTGGGATAACCGTTGCCGAAATGCCCGTATGCGGAATACTCCGCAAAGGAGCAGTTCCGCAGGCAAAACTCGTTGATAATCGCCGCCGGACGCATATTGAAAACCTTGTTCACAGCCTTGGCGATCACTTCATCGCTGACCTTTCCCGTGCCGAACGTATCGATCTGGACAGCCACGGGATCGGCTTTTCCGATGGCGTAGCTGATAGCGACCTGGCACTCGTCAGCCAGTTCCGCGAACACGATGTTCTTTGCGATGCACCTTGCCATGTACGCGCCGGAGCGGTCGACCTTTGTGGGGTCCTTTCCGGAGAACGCACCGCCGCCATGAGCGCCGAGTCCTCCGTAGGTATCAACCATCAGTTTCCTGCCCGTAAGTCCCGTGTCCGCCCTGGGACCGCCCTCCACGAATCTGCCGGAGGGATTGACGAGGATTTCCGTATCGGCGTCAAACGGGAACTTCGTGAACAC